TATCTGGTCGATGCGAGTTTCAAGACCTATTTCAGCCTCTACTATTGGATGAAGGGCTATGGGTTTCCCCACAACTTCGACGAGGTCAAACGGTTCCGCGCCAAGCAACAGTTGGATAACAAAGTCAGCCCGACGGCGCGGCCCATTGATTTGGAAAAGACGGCCGCCACAATATCAATTTTGACGCCCGATACCGCCAGCATTGTGGCAGAGTTTCATATTGAGGAAGTCTTTCCTGTCGAACTGTCGAGTCTTGAATTTACGTCGACGGAGGGCGACTCGTCCGTCCTGACTACCACCGCAACATTCTCCTGCTCCTCATTTGATGTCACCTTGACATAGAGTATAGGCCGTGATATCATAGTAAGACTATGACGCTCGACCAATATCTCGCAGAATGGCATTCTGACGCCGAACTCGACCTTGCGGCCCTCGATGAATCCGCACGACAAGTGCCGCTACTACATGCTAAATGGTGGCGCTACTATACATACGAACGTCTGCGCTACAAGAAGATCGACGGCGATTATAAAATGCTGTATCGCCAAAAGTGGGAATACTTCCTGGGCAAGATGGACGACGCAGAACGCCTAAAACTTGACTGGCCGCCACAGCCGTTGAAAATCCTCTCGGGGAATGTGCATATCTATATTGAAGGCGACGAGGCGATTCAAAACTTACTCAAACGAAAAGCCTACTTAGAAGAGATTCTCAAATTCGTGGAAGATGTAATCAAGTCCATAAATTCACGCAATTTCGTGATAAAATCGGCAATAGATTTTCTCCGTTTCAAGAATGGGGTGTAAAAACAATCGAGTTGGTATTTCACCAAAAAGGATAATACTACTCCCCTAAATATTAGTACATGACGATTGTGCCATTGGATGATGTATGGATACGTGTTGATTGTGAGGATCATGAAGCCCAGGAACTGAGCGCATTCTTCACGTTCGATATTCCCGGCGCGCAATACATGCCGGCGTATCGCAAGAAGAATTGGTCGGGGAAGATTCATCTGTTCAAATTGCGCGGTCACCTGCTGTACCGCGGTCTTCTGTCACGGTTGTTGACATATGCCGCACAGCAGGGCTATCAGGTCACGAATGAGGTGCCGATAGCAGAACCCTTGTATCCAGACACACTGGATGCTTGGGTGAACGCGCAGCCGCTGCCAGTTGTGCCGAGAGCGTATCAGGTAGCCGCATTGCGGACATTGTTAGACACGCATCGCGGCATCGTCCTCTCTCCCACGGGTAGCGGCAAATCTCTTATCATTCATCTGCTGACACAAGCACTGGATGTGCCGACATTGATTGTCGTGCCGACCACCGGGTTGGTGGCGCAAATGTCGGCAGACTTGATCAGTTATGGTGTCGACCCCAGTTGTATTCAAACCATTCAAGCGGGACGCACAAAAATCATAACAGCGGCAATAGTTTGCAGCACTTGGCAGTCTTTATATGAACAGCCCGAATCCTATTTCGAGCAGTTTCCATGTGTGATGGTCGACGAAGTGCATCTTGCGAAAAGCACTTCCTTGGTTGGACTCATGGCCAAGTGTTTGAAGACACCGTATCGGTTTGGATTTACCGGCACCTTAGATGGTACACATGCGCACCAACTGATTCTTGAAGGACTCTTCGGTGACATCACACGGGTCACCACGACGCACGCCCTGGTCGAGCAACAGCAACTCTCGCCGTTACGTGTCAAGATGTGTGTGATCAAATATCCGGCGTCTGTGTGTAAGGAGATGCGGCGGTCCCCATATCCTGATGAAGTCGAATATTTGGTGTCATCGCCGCAGCGTTTAGACATCATTGCCAAGACAGCAATTGCCACTAAAGGGAACGTGTTAGTCCTCTTTAATTTCGTCGAAAAGCACGGTATTCCATTATTCGAGCGCATACAACATCTTGTGGTAGGACGTGATGTGCATTTTGTCCACGGCGGCGTCGCGAGTGATGAACGCGAACGCATTCGTCTTTGGGTGGAACAAAACGATAATCAAATCATCGTGGCGTCTTTTGGGACGTTTTCAACGGGTGTAAATATTCCTAATCTTTCGACACTTATCTTCGCTAGCCCTGCGAAATCAAAGATACGTGTCCTACAATCTATAGGGCGTACGTTACGGCTGTCGAGTGGTAAAACACATGCGACACTGTTGGATTTTGTTGATGATATGCGGGTCGGCAGTTCGGTGAATCATGTGTTTCGACATGCGGAACAGCGTGTGCAATATTACGCAGCAGAACGGTTTCCATATACCTTGCATGAGCATGATGTTGAAATGTGGTTGCGGATGTTATCCACAAGTGTCGCCAATCCTCTTCAGCGCACGGCCAGTAATGCCGGAGATATCAAAATATAGTGAGGGTGCAGAAATAATTTCGGCACGCTTAGAACGCAAGCCAGACACCTACAAATCACTATCGAAGTTTATTGAACAGACCATGAGGTTTATTAAACAAAACGTGTGCGAGATTTCCGCCTACGGACATCAGTATAACTTTTATATTAAGGCCTTGAAATTGGTACTTAAATTAAATATAGAATTCTTTAAGACCCCTATCCCCCCTATAGTCCCCCCTTTCCCCTCAAATCGGCAACAGAAAATGCGCGACGTTTTCTGTCGACAGGCACAACGCGCGCCACCAGCAATATTAATTCGACATACACCACAACATATGGTATACTCATATATGTCAATTATTCAACAAACAACGGAGGGCCTATGGCCGAGACCCATTACGTCAACAATCGTAAATTTCTGATATCACTCATCCATCATCGTCGTAATTGTAATCACGCAAAGATACGCGGCATTGACGCGCCGAGGGTGCCAGAATACATTGGTGAATGCTTTCTGAAAATCGGCACACACTTGTCGTTCAAGCCGAACTTTGCTAATTACACCTTCCGTGAAGACATGGTGTCGGATGGTGTTGAGAATTGTCTCGTCTATATGCACAATTTCAATCCGCGCAAGTCGAGGAATCCGTTTGGCTATTTTACTAGCGTTATCTACTATGCGTTCGTGCGACGGATTCAACGCGAATGTCGTCATACCTATCTGCGATATAAGATGATCGAGCAAGCGGTCATTGCGGGAGATACGCGGACGTCGCAGTCGGCTGACGGGGAGTATCACGTCGACAGTAGTATGTTGTCCTTCGACAATGTGCAGGAGTTTATTCGTCGCTTCGATGATTATACTGATAGGGCCCGCACACGACGAAAGTTGGCAAAGAAAACTCCTGTAACACTATAATGGTGACCATTTGAGCAATATTGCGATTATCACCGATACCCATTTCGGTGTGCGGTCAGATACGCCAGCAATGTATCACACGCAGCAGAAGTTCTTTGAAGAGGTGTTCTTTCCAACACTCGATGCGCATGGCGTCACGCGGGTGTTACATGGCGGGGACGTTGGCGATCGTCGAAAGTATATCAACTTTGCGACCGCCCGGTTCATTGAACATCAGTATCGGGCACCCTTGCGGGCCCGAGGCATCCGCGAAGATGTCATCATCGGCAATCACGATTGTTTTCTGCGTGATAGCACCGAAATCAATTCCGTTGAGGAGTTGTATCGACACGATGACAGCCTACACATCTACACACAGCCGACGGAACTGGATGTTGATGGGTGTGACATCCTCCTGCTCCCGTGGATATGTGGTAACAATCGCGAGGCCTCGATGCACGCCATTGCGACCTCGTCGGCCGCCGTGGTGCTAGGGCATTTAGAACTCTCTGGGTTTCAGATGTATCGCGGCATGGAGAATCGCGAAGGGCTCGATCCGTCAATGTTCGACCGCTTTGAGTTGGTGATGTTAGGGCATTTTCATCATCGTTCATCGAAAGACCCGATTCAATATTTGGGCGCGCCGTATGCGATGACGTGGTCCGACTTTCGCGATCCGCGTGGGTTTCATTTGTTTGACACCGAGACACACGCCCTGACGTTCATAGAGAATCCCTATACCACATTTGCCCGATTAGTGTACGATGATTTGGATCAAACCGCCGACTATGCAGCCGGGCTAGTAGCGTCCATAGTTGCCCCAGGGTCGGCGTATCACGAAGCGTATATCAAAATTGTGGTCAAGAACAAAACACGCCCCTATGATTTTGACTTGGTGTTGGATGCGCTTTCAAAAGTGAATCCACAGGATGTATTGATCGTCGACGATATTGTCAACGTGTTGTCGGACAGTGAGATAGACGCTCCATCGAACGATATTGATACTCTGACGCTGATGAATGATTATGTGGAGGGGCTGAGTGTGTCTTGTGATAAAGCTGAACTACAAACGTATCTGCGGACACTTTACCACGATGCGATGATGAATTCGAATTCGGCGAGGTTGAGCTAACGTGATCGTCTTTGAACGGGTACGCTATAAAAATTTCCTCGCAACGGGCGATGTGTCGATTGAACTGGCGCTGAATGAGAATGCGTCGACGTTGATCATTGGCAAAAACGGCGCAGGCAAATCTACCATGACGGAAGCCCTGTGCTTTGCGTTGTTTGGTCGAGCGTTACGCAATATAAACAAACCGGCACTGATAAACTCCACGAACAAAAAAGACACCGTCGTTGAACTGTGGTTTACTATCGACCAAACACGATATCATATCAAGCGTGGCATGAAACCCACGGTGTTTCAAATCTATGTGGACGACGTGCTGTTACCAGCCCCAGCATCGTTAGCGGATTATCAAACGCTCTTGGAATCGACGATTCTCAAAATCAATTATAAGTCGTTCATGCAGATCGTCGTGTTGGGGAGTGCGTCGTTCGTTCCGTTTATGCGATTGACGCCCACCGCCCGCCGCGAGATTATCGAAGACTTGTTAGACATCGAAATCTTCTCTGCGATGAGTGGATTGACAAAGGGAGAAATTGCCGAGGTTAAAAACGTCGGCGATCAACTGACCATGCAGCGTGTCTTGTTGGAAGAGCAATTGCGCATGGCGGAATCCTTCACGACACAATTGGTTGGTGAACGCGATGACAAGCTCGCCACGCTACGCACAGCGATGGATGCGACACAGACACAGATAGACACGCTGCGTGAGCAGGAAACCGCGTGGGCGTCCGCACGTGAAGTCTATACAGAGGTTCCTGCGCTACATCGCGTTGCATCAACCAAACGTTCAGGATACGCGACAACACACCGTGCGATTGCGTCGCGAGAAAAGAAGTTAGAGAAGGAACGTGTCTTCTATACGACGCACGATGAGTGCCCAACGTGCGAACAGTCTATCACCGACAGTTTCAAGCAGGCCCGCTTTCTGGTATTGACGGAGAAGGAAGCCGCCGCACAAACGGCACTCACCCAGTGTCAGACGCTGATGGACAAGTATGAGGCACTCGTCGACACACATCAAATAGATTTGGATGCGGATGCGGAGCTACATCGTCAGATTGCGTTGGTCGGTGGGCAGGTGCCGATTCATACGCAACGTCTCCGCGAGTTAGAAGCGGAACGTCAAGCTACGTTAGCGCCGGCCGCGGCCCCCGTAGATGTTGATGCGCTCCAGACACAGCAACAGGAGATTCTTGAACAGCACACGGTGGTCGCCGCGCGACGGTCGGTGTTGGACACGGCCATGACGCTACTGAAAGACAGCGGCATCAAAGCCCGTGTCATCAAACACTATCTGCCGATTATCAACAAGCATATCAATTACTAT